CTCGTCCGAGTCCGATTCCGAGGGGGACGATGAGCCGTGGACCCGGTACGACGGCACCGAGGACGACATGGCCCTAAAAATGAACGAATGTGCTTTGACGTGGAGTGAATGGAACCCAGCAAACCCAACTGAACGCGCGTTGAAAGACGCCGTTGACAAAAATTCGTTTTTTGGTAGGGAATGAAGTATTGGGTCGTGGAGGACGAAGACGAAGAAATCGAAGAAACAAGGTACTCGAACATCCTTCAAGAAGAGGAGTACGAGGAGGACGACCCCCCAGAGGCCTTTGAGGGCCTCCAGAAGGGTTCGAGTATTACAGAAGAGTTTGACCAGTCCACCGTGAAACCTTGGGACCCCTCTGAAATATTTTTTGTTTATATATAGTACAAATGGCCTCCACTGTTATGAGTCTTGCGACGTCCGTTGAGTCCCAGGGTGTCAACTCCCTCCTGAACGGCTTTTCCTTCGCGTCCGCGCTGGCGTGGTTCGCCGTCGTCCAGGCCTTCGTTCAGAAGTACGTGAAGAGCGGCTCGGGCATCAAGGGCTACACCATTGCGGCCCTGCTGACCACCCTCCTGTCCATCATCGTGTTCATGATTGCCAAGAAATTCATCACAAACGTGGAGATCAAGGAGCCAGGCCAGCCACTGTTCGCCGTGACTCGTTAAGAAGCTACTCGGGGAATCATTTTAACACCCCCAGGGACGGAGCTCGAGACTTCAGACCCTTTCAGGGTCTTAAAGGCTACAATAGCCCCAATCAAAACTAAAACTATAATCCACCAGTGAAAACGCCTCTTTGGCTCGGGTGGTGGAGGCGGCATGACTTTCATCGCCTCCACGATTCGTTTAATCTCAATCTGCTCAAGCGGCTCGGGCGGAGGAAGCGTCGGCCGTGGGTCGGGGCGCAGATACACACGCAGGACAAAGGCGTTCGTGTTCCAGCCCCGAAAGTTCAACAAGTTCCCGTCCCGGTCTATCCACCGGACTGTCAGTCTCTGTAAAGAATTGATGGGCTCAGGGTAGTCAACACTGACTCTGTAATCTTTGTTTTCGTGAAAATTCTTGATACAGGCCGACCCCACGTCCATGATGACGGGCGCAAAGGCCCTGTTCGCATTTGATCCTGAAATTGTTCCAGTCGTTCCCTGTATGGCTCCAGTGTCTACATGAAACGGTGTTTTCAATTCATCCACATCCAGAAAGATGTAGTCGTTCAGGGAAAAGTCCACGAGGGTCGAACTCCGTATAACGTACAGGGCCGAATACGTAGGGTCTGTGATTGGTGCAAGAGCCGCCACCAAGTCAACACCGGCAACCATCCCAAGCATCAAGGCGAGTTCACTCGAACGAATTTTGATTGAAAATGAGGATGGGTTTGTGAACAGGTAGTGACCCTCAGACACCAAGTAGTTTAGAGCTGGGACGTTGGATGTTGCAGCCGTGACAGCCGCTGCTAGCGTGTATGCCGAATAGAAGCCTTGGTTCAGGCTGACGTTGCTTGTACCGTTGATGGTCAGAACGTTCGAGCCGTCCGTCAGGTTGTACATCGTGTTTGGAACTCGGGCCGAGACCAGGTCGACTCTCTCGACGTTACGTAAAGGACGAGTCAGGTGTAAGACGTACGAGTTTCCGTCAGGGTACAGGGTCACGTCTCTGTTCTGGGAGTCTGCAAAGAGGAGACGCTCCGTCATATCTATTTTTTAGAAAGAAACAAATATAGGACATTTTCAGTAATGGACCCGTATGTCGAGATTCCAAAACCGCCTCCGCCTCAGCCCATCGCCGGTCAGTCCCGAGGGGCGGCTGGAGGCGCCATGACGGCCCTTGCCGCTCTGGGACCTCAAGAAAAGTACATGTTTGGCGGCGAGTCTCATTGGGTTCCCGAACTCAGGCAACACTCTCCGTTTGTTCAGTCTCACCGTATGCTCAACCCTCTTCAGAAAAGTACAAAACTCTTCCTTGATCCAACTGTAAGTTATTCAATTGATATCAAACCCCGGGAATCTGCTGACCTTTTGACAAACATGTACCTTTCGGTCGCCCTGCCAGCCTTGCCTACAGGGTACGATTACGGACCCCTTGTGGGCCGAGCCATGATTCAGAAGGCCGAGTTTCTCTTGAACGGGGAAGTCATCGAGTCCATAGAGGATGATTGGTACGTTATTCGGGACCAACTCTTTTTGGACGCGGACGAAAAGTTGGCCATGTACCAAGCGACCAGTCTCGGTCAATCCGAGGCAAACACCGTCCCAGCAACGTCCCAGGTCAACATGCTTGTTCCCCTTGATTTCTTCTTCTGTCGCCGACACTCACACAACCGGACAGACGCTCAACGGAACGAAAAGCCGTACTTTCCCCTGTGTGCCCTCCGGAGACAGACCATCACTGTTCGATTCACGTTCAACACAGCCGCATGGATCACGGCCGCTCCTTATGACGTGAATGGGAACCCTATAGATCTCATAAACCCTCGAGTTCTTTTACAAGAAATTACCCTCTCAGACGCTGAACGTGTATACTACATGACCACCCCTATTTCGTACCGCGTCTGTCGGGTATGGAAAGAGGCTGTCCAGGAATACTCGAACGGCCGAGTTCGTTTGAATTTTAGTGCAAAATTCCCAGTGTCCATGATTACCTGGTTTATTCGGAACAACTTGTACGAGACGCCGGGACCGACTTATTACAAACAAAGGTACAATTATGGGTACACGACAGATTACCTCCCGGCGGCCGTTCCCGTGACCTTTTTCAACGGAGTCACGATCAAGTTTTTGGACGCTATTCAGAGTGCTATAATTTACCTGAATAACAAAAACATTCTGTCAAACTTCCCCGGGGCGCTTTACTATAGCTACCGTCAGCCCCTTCAGCACGGACTCTCGGTTCCTACGAAGAACATATACATGTACTGTTTCGGCGAACGTCCCAAGAATTACGACAACATGAAATACATAAACTTTGCAGATTACGATTCTCAGACGTCCCATCTGGACATTACGTTCGATCCCGCTCTGGCCCCTCAGATTGCTCAGGGATACACGATGTACCTGTACTACTTTGGGTACTCGACGTTACAGATTAGCGGAGGAAACTCAAAATTCATTCCTTGAGTACTAACAGAGGAGCATGTCACAGTCTGCTCAAATTATACTTGGTGCTCCGAACCCATTCACTGTGAACCCGTCCATGACATATTTCAAATCAAATTACGAGCCTCAAGATTCCCCACTCACCGAGTCCTTTGAGATTCCTTTTGACAACCAACAGGCTAACTTCGGAACGACAAGCGAATGTACCATTCCTTCCACGTATGGAGACGTGTTGACAAGCGCATTCTTGAGAGTAAATTTACCGGCTATTTATCCACCCCAAGCAGGAACGTATGTGTACCCGAGCACTTCAACCTCTTTTTCAGGGGCTTTACTCGTTCAAAAAAATCTGACGTACGTCACGGCTGATGGAGCCAATCTTACTGCAAATACGGACGGAAGCCACTTTTTCTCAGTCGGTTCAAACGTCATCTTGTCAGGAACTGCGTATTCAATTTTCAATTTGGACGGGGTCTATACGATATCGAGCATTCCTACCGCAAATTCATTCGTGTGTTCTACAAAACTTGCGGGTGTTTCATATAACGGAGTCGTCTCGTCCATCGGAATTCAACCTGCACCCATCGTAGGGTACTATTCGACCAATAATTTAGATTTATGGGCGCAGATCCTTGTGAATTTGACGTATACACAAACCGGAGGTCAAATTTCTGTACCGAACGCATCACTGGTTCCCGGGCAGACAATTTTAGTGACTAAAACAACTGGAACTCTTGTCGTTGGAAGTACATACACTGTTGCAACATCTACAGGGAACACATTTACTCTCGTGAGCCAAGTTTTAGATTCAAATACATCTAGTTTCATAGAGAATAGTATCATCGTCACATACGACTCTCTTCAAAGCAAGTTTGTTTTTCGATCCGTCGTGTACCCGTCCATAACCTTTGCAAACGCCCGGGACGCCGCATTTTGGGGGTTTGATTATCTCCAAGGACCTTCGTTTACCTTTGTGAATGGTGCGCTTACGTCTCAGTGGACCCTGTCACAAGGCGGGTGGGTTCAGGGGTTCCTTCCACCGTCTCTTTCAGGATACGATGATTCGGTCGCACACAAACTCATCAAGGAGGCTCGTATTCTCTTGGGTCGCCAAGTCATCAAGAGATACACGGGCGAGTACCTTGAACTTATAAACGACCTCACAATTCCCTATGAAAATAAAGCTATTCTCAAACTCATGAACGGGACTCTAGACTTTACACAATCCGTTGCTGCCCGAGAGTACTACGTGTCTTTACCTCTCGGATGTGAATCTATCCCCCTATGTGCCTTGACACGGCAACAAATCAGTATAGAAATAGATTTTGAAGAGTACCGGAACCTTTCGAACAATCTCAACCCTGGTTCTGGAAACTTTTTCGACACATATTCATACCTGACCTATAACGTTTCTAAAAACCTTTTGGGTGGAAACACGTTCAATGTGAGTACGACCCTTTCGTATCAGCAGTACATTTTGATTCTGACGTTTAGTGGAACAATTTTGGCGTACGATACAACCCAAAACATAGATTCGCCCGGGGCGTATAGTGTCTTTACAGCTTTTTCCGGGAGCACGTCTCGATTTTCCAAATTTGTTGCTCTTGGAAACTATTTATTTATACAACTTGTGGATGGATCTGTGTTCACTGGTCTTCTCAGTGAACTTGTTCAGGGAAACTCATCGTCTTTCATATTGAATAATTACCTCCCCACAACTTCTGCGAATGCGGGACCTCCAACGGGTTCCATGGTTTGTGACTTTCGGTACTTGTACTATGCCCAAAGTAATTTGGCCCAGTCGAATGTCTTTTTTGTTCGGTACGATACGACCGCGCCGTTTCTGTTGGCATCTAGTTACACATCCTTTGATTTTACGGCAAACGTCAGTTCAAGCGTTTCGTCTGTGTATCAAATCTTGTCCACGGGGGCGCAACTCATTGCGATTACAAACACACCTGGGACATTTTACCAGTTCAATTTAAACGGAAACTTTTTAACAGATTGGGTACCTATAAGTTATGGTGCGTATGGGACGCAAATTACACAAGGAACTCTCGTAGGTCAGACCGTTTACTTTTTACTCGACAATTCAAAGATATTAACGTACTCTTTAGGCGTATTCACTGGAAATTATTCAGGGGTCCTTCCAGTGCTCGGCTCGATCCGAAACCTTCAAGCCGTCGGATCTACAATTTATGCATCCGCAAATACGTTGTCTCAAACATCCATCATTCAGATTAATACAACCAAGAATCTCTCGACGTCCGCCGCATACAATTACTATACTTCAGGGAAAAACGCCCCCATTTCCTTTGCAGGAAATGTTCCCTCAATCTTTGCTAACGGTCCTCGGTTCGTGTATATATTCACGAATGACCCTTCACAGACGACGACTCCAACAAACGCTATTCGGTACGACCCGTACCCGGTGAATCCAGCACTCCAAGCATCCATCATCGCGGACTATAAGATTTTGCCCCCAGAAGTCCCCAAACCAACGTGGGCCGAAATCAAGTACATCCAAAACCAACACGTCACTCTAGAAAGCTTTGCAGATCTTCAGATCCTTGGACCGGTGAAAGAGCTCATCGTGACGGGAACACCGACCGCTGCGAACGTGTACCAGTACTCGAACCTCGATGGGGCCGTGTCCCTGACCATCACAGGGAACGAAGAGATCATCACGCCTGACGTAGGTACGGTCACTGGGCTCGGGGTCATGGCCCCGTTCCAGACACACACCGTCTTGCCTGTTCGGAACCTCTCTGTGATTCCCTTTGAAATAGACCCCGAGTCCCCAGAACCGAACGGAACCATCAACTTTTCCCGTCTTCAGTACCAGAACTTGTCCAACGGTGCTTCTGTATGGGCTTTGTCCTATAACATTCTCAAAATTGAGAGTGGAATTGGTGGTCTAAAGTTTAACTCTCCTTACTAAAATCTCACAAAGTACTAGAAATGGTCGTGGCACAGTTCACGCACCAATACGTACGACTTCAGTATCCACAAGATGTCCATTTTGGCGATGATATATCTATATGGATCGCCAAAGCGGGTGGTGACATTGCTCGCCGGAACATGATTCTCCAAGTCACGTGGCCTCAAGCCTGTGGCGTCGACAACTCGGCAGGGACCCGTATGATTGATTTTTTGGAACTCTTGTACGATGATACGCTCATAGAGAGACACTACGGCGAGTCTATCGAGATACACAACGATCTCTGTGTCCCCCAGGGCAAACAGGCTGCACTCACAACCTTCACGGGGAAAGGGATCACGAGCAATTTAGCATCGTACGCCATCTTGCTCCCCCTTTCTATAGATTTGCCCTTGTGTGCTCTCGACAAGGCCCCGGTTCTACGTGTCAAGTTCCGTCCGTCGCTCCAATTTTCAACCATAAATTGGACTCGGCCCATCCAAGTCAATCTCTTTGTTGACTATATCTACGTCAGTAAGGCTGAGAGAGACTACCTGAGAAACACACCCATCTTTTACCCGACACAGACTATCCAGCGACTCATATT